CATTGGTGCTTCTGCAATCCATACTGGTGTTTGAAAATAAAACGCAGATTTAAAATCTACATGTCCTTTTGGTTTTTGTGGTGTGCTACTTCCGCCTTGTTTTATATTATTCATATTATCTAAATGGATAACCTAGATTCCATATCACTAGACTATGCCTTACTCCTTTTGTTACTGGTTTGACTCGATGCCATACGAAAGATGGAAATACAACCAACGAGCCTTTTGGTAATATCTCTGTACATGTTCTAATATTAGGTTTTTTATCAGGGTCTTCATTTCTAAAATCAAACTCTAACTCACCACCTTTGTATTCTTTTGGATCTGTCAAACTAACTGTTACAGATAATTTTCTGATCTTACCGTTTGTTGGACCTTCCTGTACATAAGGTTTGTCCCAACTATCAGCGTGCCAATCATAATACTGACCTTTTTTATATATTGTAAACTGACAAGATTCTGAATAATCCCAATCAAAATTCCAACCTGCATTTTTATTAGCTTCATGTACGTAAGGCTGTATTTCTTTGTATATCCATCTATCATTCATCCAAACAATATTTGAGTCTCTTTTCCTCTGTAAATTCTTTATCTCTTCTTTATTCAAGGGGTTTTTATCTAAATCTCGATCTCTACCAAAACCTCCCGTGATAGCCATTATTTCTCTTTCCTTTTCTGCTTTACCGTATTGCACAATCATATCGCAAATTCTTGGCGGAATTGCAGATTTAAAATACCAAAAGTAATTAGATATATTCATAATTAATTGTTAAAGTTGTGTTTAAACCATCTGAAGTATTTGGTGAAAAAGAATATCTTTGCGTAGCTGGAAACATTATAAAGTGATTATTTTTTATAGGAAGGTGCCAAGTTCTGTATTTTCTTCTGTTATCATCATATTCAATAATACATTCTGAAGAACCTTTTCTAACATCAACACCATAAATTAAAGTATAGTCTGGTGAATTACGTAAGTCGACAGGATCAACTTGATGTCTTGTCCATGATTTTTCTTTAGGATGCATGATATTACCGTGCATATTTTTAACCACTAAAGTTTTACTGTATTCAGCTCCCCAATGATCTCTAATATAATCTTGCATCCATTGCAAAGGTTGAGAAAAAGGTACAACATAATCATTAAAAGCATAAGCTTTTGGATTATCACTAATTCTATCTTTTTTTATGAAGGATTTTAAAATATCGTCTCTTAATTTTTCACGGTCAATTTCAAAACCTTTGGGCATTGCAACTTCGCCATGATACAAATCGATTTCAGATAACACCACCTTCTGCATAAATTAAGCTGAATCGTCTGTTAAATCCCAAGTTTGACCAGATTCATTCCAAACATAAATCCATCTATGAGATCCGGCTTCGTTTTGTGAAGTTTGTTCTGCTGTTAAAGCAGGAGCATCACCCGCTGGTGATTGCCATCTTGCTTCTGCAAGATTTAAAGTCCAACTAGCAAAAGGTTTTTTAGGCATAAAAATATCATTATCTTCATCGTAAGTATAACCTATACCTGCGTAATTACCTCTAAGAGGTGTTCCGCCTGTTTTGTGTTGATTGTTTTGTGTATTGTAAGATGTCTGTTTCCAAAGAGGCCAGCTATGGATTCTCTCTAAAAATTGTCTTCCAACTGCTTCATCTTCAACACCATCAGCGTTTTGACAATCAACGTCATTCACAACGTGAACTCCAATAACTTTACCGTTTATTCCTAGTTTTGCGAAATGTGCCATAATGTTCTCCTTATATATTATTTGTTAATCTATTTCAACTATTGAAATTTATATCTTATCATTACTATGCCTGAAGCTCCTGCAATAGCATTAGTTGTTGGGTTACCTCTAGAACCACCTGATCCACCACCTGTGTTAGCTGTTCCTGCATCTCCAAGAGGGTCAGGCGCAGGGCCTCCACCAGCTCCGCCACCACCAGCTCCTCCTGATCCACCGCAACCTGTTCCACCTGGGTATCCTGAACCACCTCCGCCGCCACCAGCGAAATATCTAACATTAGAAACTGGTCCTGGTGTTCCATAACTTGGAGCTGTAGGACCTATAAAAGGATCAGCTATAAAAGAACCAATACCACCATCACCGCCAGCACCTTCAGGCACTGGAGCTCCATTTGCACCAGCTGCTCCAGCTCCACCGCCGCCACCTCCAACTGTGTTAGAAAAAGCAGATGCACCAGTTCCTCCTGGATTACCTTGTGGAGGGTCTACTGGAGGAGTGTTTCCTGTCCCTCCTGCACCTGGTGTATCACCTGGATTAAATGAACCACCACCGCCGCCTGAACCACCAGGATTTCCTGGTGCTCGATCAGCGCTAGTTCCACACGGTTGTCTACTTCCACCTTGACCACCACCAGCAGATGTTATTGTTGAGAAAATTGAATCTTCACCTCTTGAATATTGTGCTCCACCAGCACCAACTTGTATTGGAAAACTTGTTGCTGTTACTGGTACGTTACTTGAAGCATTTAAAGGTGAGTTTGATCCTGGTGCTGTTGATCTTAATCTAAAACCACCTGCACCTCCCCCACCTGAAGCGTAAGCATTCATGTCTTGTGATCTACCTGAAGCACCACTTCCCGCTACTACAAAGTATTCAACGCTATCTGATCCTGCTGGGTTACCAACGGAGCTAACTGTAAAAGTTCCATCAGCAGTGAATATATGAGTTTTAAAATCACCTACAGTTAAAGTTGCATTACCGCCTGATGCAGATAAAAAAGCAGCACCTCTAATATTTGAAGTTGAATCGTGTATATCTTGCCAACCTTTTGTGCCGTCTACATAAATTAAAGTAACGGATTGAGCTGTTGTATCTAAAGTTGTGTTAGAACATACGCCATTAATTTTTGATCCATTATTTGCAAGTGTAACACTTTTACAAGCAACGGCCCAAGTTTCTGCGTAATCTTTTAAAGCAATTATATCTCCAGCAGATGGAGAAGATGGTAATGTAACAGTTACTGCACCGCCTGAAGTATTAACAAAATATCCTTTTCCTGAAACACCTGAAAATGGTGATGTCTTTGCAGTCGTACACCAATCAACTGTCCCTGTTCTACCAAATCCACTTTGTGTAGCACCACAAGCTAAAGTTACAGCTGTGCAAGCTCCACCTAATGTAAGTGTGCTCCCTGATCTTTTTTCTATTTTATCTACTTTAATTGTACTCATTATTGAAACCTATACCTTATCATAACAACTCCGCTACCACCAGCTGATCCTGAACCTGGGCTATTAGCTCCACCACCGCCACCTGTATTGGCTGTACCAGCAGAACCTTTTGCTCCTCCTCCACCACCAAGAGGGCCGTTTACTGCACTGCCTGGTCCTGGGGATCCTGATCCACCACCTGCAAAATATCTTACGCTTGAAACTGGACCCGACGTTCCATAACTTGGCGCTGTTGGTCCAAAGAAAGGATCAGCTACATACGCACCAAGTCCTCCCGCACCATAGTCTGGAGTAGAAGTATCACCGTCTATTCCTGCTCCACCTGCTCCTCCACCACCACTTCCTCTGTAGCTTCCAGAACTTGCTCCACCATCTCCTCCGGGATTACCTTGAGGAGGTGCGGTTGGAGGTGTATTTCCTGCTCCACCAGTAACTGCATTTCTTCCGCCACCACCTGAACCACCTGCACCAGCAGTTGAATTACAATGTCCACCACCTTTTCCTCCTAATGCTGATGTTACAGATGAAAAAACTGAATTATTACCATCTGAGCCTCCATCAGGAGAACCTGAAGGCGCTCCTGCTCCTCCAGCTCCAACAGTTATTGGAAATGTTGCTGCTGTTACTGTAACTGTTGTATTTGGACTAGCTCCTGAATTATTTATAGGGTGATTACACCCTGGTGCTGTAGAAAAAAATCTCATACCACCAGCTCCGCCACCACCTGAACCTCTTGGAATACTACCACCACCATAATTATTAGAACCACCTCCAGCACCTCCCGCTACAACAATATAATCAACTACATTGTTAGGTGCACCACTTGCTGCAGAGTTTACTACAAAATTTCCGTCAGCTGTAAACACGTGTGTTTTAAAATCACCAGAAGTAATAACTGTGTTACCACCTGTTGCAGATATAAAAGTCTCTCCAATAAAACCTGTTCCTTCTTCTATAGACTTCCAACCTTGTGTGCCATCAACATAAACTAAAGTTAAACTTTCATCTTTTGTAGTTCTTACAGAGTCAGCACAAGATCCGTCTAATTTAGAACCATTTCTACCAATTGTTAAAGCTTTACAAGCAGCACAAAAAGTTCCTGCATAATCTTTTATACCAACAATATCTCCTGCTGAAGGGGAAGCTGGTAGTGTAATTGTTACAGCTCCACCGCTTGTGTTTATAAAATAACCCTTACCACTTTCAGAAGTAAATGGACTTGTTTTTGCTGTAGTGCACCAATTAACAGAACCTGTTCTTCCGAAACCTGATTGAGATGCACCAGGTGCAAGATTAACAGCACCCCCACATCTACCTAATGTTACTGTTGAACCATCGAGAACAATAGTTTGACCAGATCCAGATCCAACTGTAGTCGTTGACCCACATTTTTTAATAATATTCGAGTCATCTGAAGTTTTGTTAATATTATCTACTTTAATCTTACTAGTCATAATTTAATTAATTTTGAAATTTATATCTTACAAAAACAACTCCTGATCCACCTGCTGATGATGCTGGTTCTGGTTGAGTTCCTCCACCACCGCCTCCAGTATTTGCGGTTCCAGCTGCTGAACCTCCTCCAGGTGCAAGACTTCCTTGACCTCCACCGCCACCGTCTGGTGCTGGTCCTCTTGCTGAGTCTCCATGTCCTCCTGCTCCACCTGCAAAATATCTTGTTGATCCTGCTGGTCCTGGTGTTCCATAACTTGGGGCTGTTGGTCCGAAAAATCCATCGGGAATATTAGAACCTATACCACCTTTTCCTCCAGTTGTTCCTGGGGATGGTCCACCTACTCCACCTGCACCTCCACCGCCGCCACCTTGTGATGGTCCTGCAGTTCCGTTTTGTCCTTGTGGTGGGGCTGTTGGTGGTGTGTTTCCAGTTCCTGCTGTGTTGGAACCAGTGGCTCCTCCACCTGATCCACCATTTAAACCGTTAACATTTGGATTAGATCCACCTCCACCGCCACCTGTCGATGTTATAGTTCTAAAAGTTGATCCACATCCTGAAGTGCCTGATCCAGGTGTTGGTGTACCTGCACCACCTCCTCCAATTGAAACAGGGTGAGCACCTGTTGTTGCTGTAATACCCGCAGGAGCAACTAAGGGGCTACCTGCTGGACTTAATGCTGAAAAATATCTGAAACCACCAGCTCCACCGCCGGCTCCGTCGCCTTTACCACCACCGCCACCACCTGCTACTACTAAATATTCAAGCACGGTATTTCCTGATGGGTTACCTGCGTTACTAACACATAAAGTTCCATCACCTGTAAAAACATGAATTTTAAAATCACCATTTGTAATAGTGGTGTTTCCTCCAGTTGCCTCCACATAATTAGGTTGTCCTGTAACGTTAGCTGTTGAGTCATGAATATCTTGCCAACCTTTTGTACCGTCAACATAAATTAAAGTTACCGATTGTGATTCTGTAGTTAAACTTGCGTTCAGGCAAGTTCCATTAATTTTTGATCCATTTCTACAAAGTGTAACTGCATTACAATCCCAAGTGTTAGCGTAATCTTTAAATGCTACAATATCTCCAGCAGATGGTGAACTTGGAAGCGTGACCGTAATTCCACCGCTTGTAGTATTAACAAAAAACCCATCACCTGACACAGCAGTGAATGGAGATGTTTTAGCTGTTGTGCACCAATCTACAGTTCCAGTACGACCAAAACCTGTTTGTGATGCTCCAGACGCTAATGATACAGTCTTACCAGATGACCCAACTGTAAGCGTTGAACCACATTGTACGTCTATTGTATTTACTTCTATTTTACTCATTATATTACTACCAACGTTCCAGTCACTGTTACTGTTGAACTAAAAGTTACAGGACCAGCTAACACAGCACTTTCTATCACCATAGGTTTAGTAAAAGTTGCTGCATGGTGATGAATACTAGTTTCAGCTACTCTATCACCTACGTAAACTTGTTCATTTATCTCAGCCATTTATTCTCCTTATGTGCTAATTGCGTC